TTGAGGAAATTAATAAGTCTTTTTTAATTAAAGATCCTGCATATATGAGGGCCGTTCCTTATTCATTTGTTTATTCAACAAATAAAGATGACGAGTTAGATCCATCAATCTTCGAAGAAGATTCCGTATATTTTAATTCTTCAACATTAGAAAATTATTATCATTCTAATGAATTTGTTTTTAATTCTTTTGTTCAATTTTATATTAGCAATACACCATTTATTATTGTATCATTTAATGATAAAAAATATATAGCTAGACTACTTGGTTTACCAGCGTCACACATACAGGTTCATTATAATAACTTTTATGATAAAATTAATGAAATTTGTGACTCTATAGATAAAGTAAAAGAAAAAAGCGATACAGTTATATTAGATTGTCCAATTCTTTCATCTGGTTTAGCCCACGAAATCTGGAATAGATTTGATTTATCCATCCTCGATCTGGGAAAAATAGTAAATTTTTCAAAAACTAAGTTTTTAGATGGAGTAAAATCAAATGACAAAAAAACATATAAAAACTGATAAAGAAGATGATCTTTTTCTTATAGATTTATTATTTGATTCTGATTTAACAATATCACAGATAGCTAAAGAAATAAATCTATCTTACAATGATTTAAATAAAAGAATATCTTCTCTTGGCCTTGGTTGGATAAAAGAGCAAAAAAAGAAGTCTTCAAGAGGACAATCTGCACTAACTCATGTAATGAAAAAACTTCTGCCTGGACAGAAGGTGGTAAACGAATTTCATATTGGCGAAAGACTAAAGCTAGACGTTTACTGTCCTTCATATAAGGTAGCCGCAGAGTTTCATCGGACGACAGCATTTTTATTACACACAAAGATTCTACGAATCTAAATATGAATTTGATCAGGCGGTTAAAAGAGACCTTAAAAAGGTAGAAAAATGTCAAGAATTAGGGATAGTTCTCGTTGTTTTTAGATATAACGATTTACTTACCGAAGAGGCTGTTTATGATAGAATATTGCACGCAATACGCTCAGCGGAATCAAGGGTGTTGGATATATCCAAAAAGAAAAGTGTAAAAAACAATACATATTATCAAGAACAAAAAAAGAAATATAATAAAAGAAAAAAGGATTTATATAAAAAAATGAAGAATAAGAAAAAGTATCATGACAGATAACTCGTTTACACAAGGTTCTTCTGATATATATCCAATTGAATATCAAATATTTGCTCTATCCTTTAGGCAGCCGGGCGCGGTATCCTTTTTTAGAGATAATTTACAGTCAGATATGGTTGGCCTTTTAGAGGGTCAAAACGGAATAAATGAATTCTATAAGGCGCTTATTGCCTATGCGACTTCTACCAAATTAAATATAGTAGATCCAGTTGCGTTTAAGACGTGGATGCAAACTGAAAGTAATCTATACGAAGCTTTAAGTGGACAACATGGCATCGATTTAATCATGAACGCCTTAAACACGATGGATCTTTCTACCCCAGAAGCGGTAACAAAAGTTATAAAACATAAGTATAATAAGATTAGGCAGAGAAATCTTCTAAAAGAATTAGAAATTATCTTAAGTCAAAAAGGTCTTAAGTCCGAAGAAGATCTTTCTAAGATGACGTCTCTAGCAATAGAAATAACTACTTTGGAAAACCAAATTAATTATAATCCATACGACGGAGTTGTAACCGCAAAAGAAATAATAGAAAAAATAGATTCCCTACTAGATACACCAGACTTTCTCCCAACTCAATACAAATCACTAAACAGAGCCATGGGGTATACAAATGACGGGGGATTTTATAGAGGCTCCGTACACGCAATTATTGCTGCGTCAGGAAAGGGTAAAAGCACTTTTGCGAAATGCCTTGTCAATAATTGGCTAGATAATGGATATAAAACTTTATATATTAATTTCGAAGAAGCAAGAAGTCACTGGGAAAAAATTTTAATGACTCAAATTATTGGAAGAAACGTTTACGCTGAAGTTGCAAAATGGAACGAGGAAGATAAAAAGAAATACATGTCTATTTTTATGAATAAACTTATTCAGTGGGGCGATAGATTGATGGTAAAACACGATCCAGATACTCCATATTTTGAAGATCTTGAAAAATGGCTTAGAGAAATTTTACTGCAGAATCAAGAAATACCAGATGTAATAGTGATTGACACCATACAGTCAATGTTCACAAGGTCAAAGGGAAAGGCTAGATGGGGTGAGTTTGAGGAAATGATGGTTCGCCTAGAGAAGCTGGCAAGAGATATGAATTGTGTCTTAATAATTACAGCTCAAGAAAATTCGAATAGAATGAAAGAAAGAAGAGAAGCCGTACTACAGTCCGATACCGGAGGATCTTTGGCCATACAGCAGAAATGTGCAGTGACAATATTTATTACTGAAAAAAGATTAATTAGCGGAGATGACTCAGAGGATGAAAACATCATGCAGCTGCAGATACCCAAAAATAGAATAACTGGTTCTACATTTTCTTACGAGCCTCCACTTGTAAGATACATAGACTCAAAAAAAACTTACGAAGAATATGAAATGGTTACGTCTACTTCATATGACGCGTCGTCGATATTAGACGATTTACTTAACAATGGGGATTTTTCATAATGAAACTAGTTACCACAGATTCAATCAAAGACTATCAAACATGCGCACTTTTATACAAGTATAGACATGACGAAGCTCTTCCTGAAAAAATTCAGAGAAGAGATCTTATTTCTCAAAGATTTGAAAATACTATAAAAGAAATAATTTACTATTTTTTTTATAAAAAACAAGGAGGCTACGCCCCGTCGTATGCCTCGCTTTTAAATAGATGGGAAAAACTATGGTTTTCAAAAGATATTTCTCATTATGATATTATGACCGAAAAGCATGAAAGCGCCTATGGAAATAACGCTAGCCTAACAACAAAGGCTGCCGCAACACTTCTTTCGTTTCATAAAAATTTTAGTGATAAAAATTATATACCCATATCAATTAATGACGAATGCGTTGTCCCTATCGGCAAAGACGCAAAAATAAAATATGTTTTTGATACTATATTGGTAAAAAATAAAAAATATTATGTAATTAAATTTTTATTTAATTATAAAGATAGTCATCAAAACATGTATGAAGTAGATTTTGCTGCGATGAAACACGCGTACTCTCTTAAAAATCCAACTAAATTAAAACAAACAAAATTTGGATATGTAGATTTTATGCAGCCAAAAATATTCTTTCAAGAATATAACATAGAAGAAGACGACATTACCGCTTTAAAGTTCTGGACTCAGGAAATAGTAAATGAGGAGGCTTTTGTACCAAGAAGGGGGTTAACATGGTACTGCAAAAGTTGTCCATTCGATAAGCCATGCTCGAAATGGAAGGGGTGGAAAGATGTCAAAAGAAAATAATGATTTTAGGCTTGGAATGATGTTTACAAAAGAACAAACAAAAAAAATAAATGAAATGGCAGAATCTATGAATTTTTCTGATTTATCAGATTTTATTTATTATCTCATAGATAAAGAGTATACTATCTTTATACAAGATAGCGATTCAATCTGGAGTAAGGATTTAGAATGAAAAAAACAATATTAGACGAACTGCTAAATGAAGATATCTTTTTAAAGAATAATGAAGAAGAAGATAAAATTCTTTTTCCATTAATAGACGAAATAAATCTTATTTCTTCTTCACACTTAAAAAGTTTTGTTAGGTCTGTTCTTTTAAAAGCTGAAAACTTTTGGAAAATTCCTTCCAGTTTTTCTGATAAATATCATCCAATAGATGAACATGGCGTTGGTGGTAACGTGCTGCACACCAAAAGGGTTGTTAGAGCGGCAAAGATAATATCCGAATCTTATGTTTTAGACGTGCAAGAAAAAGATCTCGTTTATACAGCTGCGCTATTACACGATGTTACAAAAGGTAAAAAGAAACCAGATTCTGAAGAATGCATATATGATCCTTTTCATCCTTACACTGTTGAAAAATTTATCGATTGGTGTATTGAGGAAGATAAAAAATACACATCTGAAAAATCTTCAACAACTTTATATCTTGATAAAGACACTGTTAATACAGTACTTAGGCTCATTAGGTGTCATTTGGGACCATGGTCTCCAGTGCCAGAGACAATCCCGTCCACACACGCAGAAATGATAGTTCATCTGGCCGACAACATCGCCTCAAAGCTTCATGTAATAGTTGATGGTGAGACTATAATCGAGCATAGGTGGAAGCCGAATGACAAATAAACAAATTGACGTTTTACAGAGGAGACTATCCCTGTTAAACGTGTTGGAGACTTATATTAATGAGTCAATCTACTATAGATCCCATAGCTTAGAGATGAAAAAAAAATCTAAATATATAATATGGAACTATAATCAAGATATCGGAAAGGTTTCCCTCAAATGAGACTTCCTAGTGATAAAACAAAATTCCTTAACCAATGGAAGTACGTAGAGGTCGCTAGGTATATTTCATCTTTAGACAGGGTTATAAGAGATAAAATTGGTGATAATCCACTTTTTTACGATATCCAGGATATTGATCAATACAGAAAACTATACAATAATACTGGCTTATACACTTCGGTTTGGCACTATAATTCGCAAGATATTGATAACTGTATTCGATTAGGCTCCCTGTACTTTGACTTAGACAACGAAGACATTAATAAATGCTATGAAGAAGTTAAGTTTCTTTATAATTATTTAATACAGTATATTCCTGAAAAATCTGTTATTGTTTATTTTACTGGTAAAAAGGGTTTTCATATTGAATGCGAAGCGGTTGCTCTTGGCATCAATCCCACAAACGACCTGTCAAAAATATTTAGATATATAGCAACAAAGTTAAAAGAAAAATATCTTATAGAATCGCTCGATTTTGCCGTTTACGACATGAGAAGAATGTGGCGTCTTCCAGGGTCAAAGCATCAATCTACTGGTTTATATAAAAATATAATTCCTAAAGATATTCTATATTCTAGTATTGATTTTATTATTTCTTTCTGTTCCACACAAAAGGAAAATTTGGTCCAAGAACAAGAGTTTTCTTTTAGTGCAAATGAATGGTACAGGCAATTCACATATCAAATGGAAGAAGAAAAAACCAAACCGAAAGACTTCTTAGAATCTTTTAATAAATACGGTTCATCTAAAATCAAAGCTTTTGGCGAAAAACAAAAGTCTTTTGAAAAAGAAAATCTTTGGAAAAACTGTCCTTCTATAAAAAGACTTCATGAACAAGCTATAAACAGCAAACAACTAGAGCATGAGGCAAGGTTGTTTTTGTGTTCCATATTAAGTTATAATATTGATTCAATTAAATACCTACACGAAATACTTAGTAGCTGCAGTGACTATAACTTTGAAAAATCTACAGCGCACATTAACGACTGGATCAAAAGAAGAGAACTTGGAATTGGCGGTAGGCCATATACATGCGATAGGGCAAACGCAGTTGGCGTAGGCTGCGGTAATTGCTCTTTGGAAAAAAGAAATAAATGGGTTAAAATAGGAGATAAATTTGTGGAAACCAACGAACAATCTTCTCCATCCCCAGTGAGATTTGCCTACAAAACTATCAAGGATAATAATGTCGAACGATGATGTAATAGGACTTTGTTCAGATTGTGGAACCGAACAGTCCGACAGGTCGATGTACGCTAGTCCTTTTGCTCAAGCTGGTAAACCGGCCGTATGCAAGTATTGTTCGGGTGTTGTTGTAATTTGTCACAGAAAGGACAAACAAAAGGTTCTCGATAACATAAAAAGACAAAGAGGGCTTCAGTGAAAAACTGGACTAATTTACACAATCACACCGTTTTCTCAATGCTTGACGGACATGGTGATATAGAAAAATATCTTTATAGGGCAAAAGATCTTGGTATGGCTGGTCTGGCCACAACAGACCATGGCAATATACACTCTTGGCTTGATTTTTACGACGCTGGAAAAGCAATTGGAATAAAGCCAATACTTCGGAAGTGAATTCTATCAAGCTAGAAAATCCAGACTTGACAGAGATGACGAAGAAAGATCTGGACCATCTAAAAATGAGTGGGAGCAAAGAGGGCCATACCACATAACTATATTGGCAAAAAATAATGTTGGTTATCATAATATTATAAAAATGTCTTCTAGATCATTTTTAGAAGGTTATTATGTAAAGCCGAGATTAGATCACGATCTCATATCGCAACATTCGGATGGAATAATTGTCTTGTCTGGCTGTCTTAACAGTGAAGTGTGTCAAGCTCTTCTTAGAAATGATTATAATTCTGCGCTTGATTTTGCATATAAAATGCAGAGCATTGTTGGAAAAGAAAACTATTTTATAGAAATACAAAATCATGGTTTGACTGAGCAAAGAAAAATATCTAATCAACTCATAGATATAGCAAAAACAATTGGGGCAAAGATAATTCCAACTGGCGATTGTCACTACGTTTATAAAAACGACGCAAGAGCTCACGACGTTATGTTGTGCGTTGCCACAAATGCAACCATACATACTCCAGATAGATTTTCTTTCTCTGGTGATAATTTTTATTTAAAGTCGTATGAAGAAATGGAAGCCGTTTTTAATGCCGACTGGCTTAAAAACACCATGCAAATCTGCGACATGATTGATGTAGATCTTAAATTTGGAGAAATTCACTTTCCAAATTTCCCTATTCCGACAAAAGAATCTTCTACGGAATACTTTGAGCGTTTGGCGTGGGAAGGTTTAAAAAACAGATACGGCAATCCGCTTCCAAGTAATGTCACAGAGCGTGCAAGACACGAAATAAAAGTGGTAAAAGAAATGGGTTTTCCAGAATATTTTTTGGTTGTTTCTGATTTGGTTAGATGGGCCAAATCAAACGGCATAAGAGTGGGCTGGGGAAGGGGGTCGGCTGCTGGAAGTGTTTTATCCTATGCGTTTGATATAACAAATTTAGACCCAATCAAA